ACCCGCTAAGAATGCTGTAGTTACCGCTGGTTTCGATGCCGATGAAATGGCTAAGCTTTGTGCTATTGCAAGAAGCTACGGCGGTGGCGCAACAATCTTTGCTGCTCCTGAGTTCATCGCAGAAATGGGTCCTGATGCAATCGGTCCTCCTATTCTTTCAGCTCCTACAGCAAGCGGCTATGCAACTCCCGTATATAGCCCTCGTGATATTGAATCTATTGCTAATACTGGTTTCATCCAGTCCTTCCGTGGTAACCCAATTGTTCAGCTTCCTCAGGCTTATACTGACGAGACTAACGAAGTTACACAGATTAATCCCGGATTTGCTTATATCTTCCCAACTGGTGGAGAAAAGATTGTTAAGATTGTATTTGAGGGACAGACTCGTCTTGATGAATTCCGTGGTAGAGATAGAAGTTTTGAGATTGAAGTTTATAAGAAGATTGGTGTTGCAATCCTTACTCACCACAACTGGTGCATTTATGAGAACACAGATCTTAGCGTAGAGAACACTAAGTATCCTTCTCAAACTGCTTAATTTAAAAATAAATATAATATATTGATGAAAGTGGTGAGTGAGTCATACTCACTCACCATTTTTGAGTTAAAAGGAGGAATTAAATATGGCACAAAGAATGGTAAAAGTACAGAATATGGTCAACAAGACTGTTTCAATTAAAAAACCTGAATATGGTATTAATCGTAGATGGACTCAGAAAGGACAGATTATTCCACTTCCTTATGAAGCTGTAGAACAGATGCTCTGGGACAATGGAGTAAGAGTTATGATTGACAGAGGAATTCTTTATATTCCAGACATGAAAGATAAGATTGATTTGGGGCTTGAGCCAGAAGATGCAACTGAGCCAGAAAATATTATTGTACTTTCTGATTTGCAGATTAATAATCTTCTAACTAATGTTCCTTTTTCTGTATTTAAGAGAGAAATTGATAAATTGCCTGAAACACAGGTAAGAGAAGTTGCTAATTATGCAATTTTACATGAGATTGCAGACGTTCAGAAGACAGATTATATCGGAGAATTAACTGATGTAGATATTCTCAAGGCAATTTCAAGAAATAAGGATGTAAAGAAAGCTGAAGCAAAAATGAATCAAAGCGAAAATAAGTAAATTAAGGTGATATAATGATTACTTTAATGGATGTATATGATGCTTTCCTTAGTAAGGTTAATGAGGACGACTGGGCAAGATGTCGCACACCTGAGGATTTAGAATGGTTCATTCAAGATTGGCGTTCAATTCTTAATTCTGCCATTCCATATTTTAAATTTCCTCGTTGCAAAATTGAAATAGATGAAGAACATCAATGTTTTGTAGATGAAGATATGTGCCAAGATGAAATTCAAGTTTTAGCTGTTTATATGAAACAAGAATGGCTAAAAAGAACAATTGATTCTTGGGAAAATATAAAAACTCAGTATGAAGAAAGCGATTTCTCTCAAGCAAATCTTTTAAAGACTTTTATTTCATTGAGACAGCAAGTTATTGATGAAGCAAAAGATTTAGAAAGTATTTACTACCGTTCAGTCAAAAGAAAACCGTTTAGGTACAGAAAACTGGCGGGAGGTAATCGTAATGGCAGACTTAGATATTAAAGAAATTTATTGCGAAGGTTATCGTGATAAAATGAAAAAGAAGCTTTATGGACTTCTTAGAGAAAGAGAAAAGGATGGAGAATGGGAGAAATTTTTGGATACCATTTTAATTGAGCTACTAGGGTATAAAGAAGATCAAAAAACTATTGAATATTATACCCTTTTTAATAAATTGTCTGCATGTAGATATTTATCATTTAAATACTACAGAAAAACTATTTTTGAGTGTATGAATTTGTTTGATAGGATTGATGTGGAATGAGTTATTTTGAAGATGTTTATTTAAAAAGAATGAATAGAGAAGGAGTAACTCAACAGGAAAGAGTTAAAACTCGTAAAGAGAAAGAATTTGATATGCTTTTTCTTAAGAAAACAGAATATCAAGCAAATATTTATCAAATTAACGGAGAAGAAAGTGATGTTATCTGTTCACTTCAGCCAAATAAATGGAATGAGAGTCAATTAATTTCAAATTTACTGATTTCCACTATGGCCGCGCCACTAAAAACTGGCGATATACTGAGAGTTTTTCAAAAGATTAAAGAAGTTGAGTATGATAAAATTTGGTTAGTTATTTTCTGTGAAGAAAATATTACTAAAGGCTATCAATCTTATAAGGTAATCTGTCTGGATAGTGAAATTAATATTACAAATGAATATGGAGATACTATATATAGTATTCCTGTTAAATTTGTAAATGCCTCTGCCTCCTTGGTGAAAGACTATTTTTCTTTTACTGATACTTCTTATAGAGAACCGCAGCGCGAGATTCGTTGTATTACAAAGAAATTTGATTTCTTAAAGAAGGATATTTATTTTGAATATAAAGAAAAAGGTTTTGAAATTAGTGGCATAGATGATATAAGTATAGACAATATTGCCTATATTTCCCTATCTGAGAAACTTATTTCAGAACCAGAGCCTAGAAGTTCAGCAGATATTCCGGTTGATGATGAAACCAACTTCTTTTTAAATAATAGATAGGGGTGGATTAAATGGAGTCAACTGTAAAATACGGACAGGAAACAGGGAAAAATTTAATTAAATTAGCTAAGAAATTGATTCAAAACCAAGATTTATGTAGACTCTTAGTTAATACCGATTTAGATCCTTTAAATAAAGAAACCCATCCCAATGATATTAATGGATTAAAATTACTTCATAATAATATTCGAGTAATTCCATTAGTTACAGCAGAAGATCAAAATACAGAAAGTAAAGTAGTTTTATTATTTGATGAAGGAGAAGCTAATAGTTTAAACTCAGACAATGAAAATTTATCTTTTGTTGTAAGTGTTTATTGTCCATTTAAAGAATGGTTAATTACAGGAGATACTTTGCGCCCCTTTGCAATTATGTCTGAGATTAGAAAGAGTCTCCAAGATAAAAGATTGAATGGGCTTGGTGAGATTCGATATTTGGGCTTTAATGCCAGTGTCTTCACAGAAGAAATGGGATCTTATTTAATGAGGTTTAAAATAAATGCTTTCTCCTAATCAAGTAGAAACAATAAAAGAACAAGCTTATGTGGGCGCGCCCAGTATTTTAAATGGGGTTTGTAGAATAGTTCCTAGAACAATGTATGATATTATTGAAATGGGAACTAATAATTATAATGCAAGGCTTGGATTACTTTTATTAACTGAAACCGATATTGCAAAAATTATAAAAGAAAAAACAGGACAGGAGCCAAAAATAGAGGAAATATATCCTTTATCATATCTTCTCCAGAGCGCTGCTCATGACGATATGTTTTTATTGGAACTCCAGTCAGCATTTTCTACTTTTATTAAGGAAGATATATTACTACTTCCTAAAATTAATTCTGTGCTTGTTGGTCCTCCTCAGGAAAAGCGTCTTATAACAGAGAAGAATTTTGCGGATTTTCAAGATATCTTGAGAATACAAAACAGAAAAGAAGTTAAAGAGGCGCCGCCAGAGAATGAATCTGCAATTGCTCGTAAATTTAGACTCAAAAGAGAGGCTAGAGATGCGGCGAAAAGAAAACAGCAAGCAAAAAAAGGTGATGGACAATCACTTGCAGAATTATTAGAAATAGCAGAAACATTTGGGATTGATTACACCCATAAAACGCTTTATGCGTTTTATGGATTAATCCAACGTCATCAGGCGAGGGAAAAATGGAATCAAGATATTCAAATGCTTTGTGCTGGAGCAGATTCAAAGAAACTCAAAACAAAATATTGGGGCGAGAGCCTCAAGGAAAAATAGGAGGTAATTTAAAGTATGGCTAATATGAATCTTTTTGAAAAGTACGGCATTAAAGAAGTAGCAGATGTTACTTTCTATCGTATTGAAAAGAAAGACGAAGTTTACGAGTCTCAGAGAGAAATTAGTGCTGCTACTATCCTAAAGGGAGCTCTTGAGCTTCAGATGGTTTATCCTTTGGATGAACAGGGCGCTGGTGTGGATGAAGGTTTTGAAGCATATGTTTTTGTAGACGCACAGTTGGTAACTGATGCTACTGTAGAACATAATCATGAAGTAGATTATGAGCAGCAAGTTCTTGATATTTTTGCTAAAAATCAAAACTTGATTACTAAAACTGGTGTAAGATATTCTTTTGATGCTGACGCACTAAATATTTTTGAAGGCAAAATTGAATTTAATGATAATTTTGCTGCAGCACCAAACTCAACTCAGAAAGTTGTAGTTGTGGGCCTGGTAGGTAATTTTGAAGCTAATACTTATAGTACAGAAGCTATTAATGATACTATTAAGGCTTTTACTTTTACAATGAAGGCAAAGGCATACGACGTTGCA